TCCTGATTCGGGGATGAGGTTTGAAGAATGGGTACGTTTTTGCGCGTATGGAGATGATAATTTGGGACAGGTTCACCCTGAAATAGCAGGATGGTACAATATGTTGGTTTTGAAAGAAAAATTTAGGGATTGGTTTGGGATGAATTACACCACGCCAGGGAAAGATGACGTTACAAGTCCTTTTTTGGCGAAGGACCAGATATCTTTTTTGGCAAGGAAGTTTAGACCAATAGTACATGAAGGAGCAATCGTTGCGGTTGCAGCGCCATTGGATATGGATTCGATCTATGGAATGTTGGCGTGGATTCGTCAACCTCCAGAAGGAGCAAAAGATTCTTATGGAAATCCTTTGACAGTTGATACTCAGCTACAAGCAAACATTCGCACAGCTATAGCCGAAATGTCAAATTACCCTAAACGACAGTACAATCAATTTAGGTTTAAACTTCTGGGTTGGTGTAAGAAAGCGGGGATACAATGCCCTGTAGTTATGGACTACGAAATTGAGTGTGAAAGAAATATTGACCAATATCATTACGTTAGTACTGATTTGGTCAATGATGTTCCAGTTTTTCTGGGACACTAATTTGATTGATTAAGCATACTCCGCCATGAGTATAAACTGGCCTTTCTGTGCATGCATGGACGAAGGAGGTGGATGATATCCTTCGGTTCGCGGGCAGATAGAATATACGCAATACGTTTGTGGATCTGGTACTAGTCCATTCCAGATGCCGCGCATAGCGCAATATCGGACGAGCAACAATCAATCAGAGTTACTGGGAGAAGCGGAAACCCGAGAAGAAAGTTCCGCATTAACAAAGATGGTGCTTGTAGAAGATGAAGTAGTGATGGGAAAACCGAGAACATTACTAATGAATCCTAATATAAACATTTATCAGCCGTTATTAACGAGAGAGTATTTGATTACTACCAGGAGTGTTAACATTTCTGGGGTGAGAGAGACAAGAAACAGTTATGAAGTCGTTCAGTTACTTAGACGACAAGTAGCAATTCAAAAAGTTTTGTCTTTGTACAACTGGTACAGGTTTTCAGGGGTCAAGGTACGAATTTTAACAAGGAGTTTACCACAGCAATATGGTTTTGCGTGGCTTACGAGATGTGCATATTATGATACTAC